GTTGCCTCAATAGATTTTGCTTTATTAGCATTACTTGCTTCTTCAACTTTTCTATTAGTCTCTAAAATCCTTCGATTTCTTTCTTGTTCCTGCTGTTCATAAGCAGAGTTTGCTTTCATTGCTTGCAGATTATCCCGCCGCTGGTTGTTTTCAGCGTCACGTTGCTGCTCTAAGTTACGGATTACCCGGTTACCTTCTTCTTCCATTCGAGCAATACCAGCCCTACTAAGTTGAATAGGTTGGAATCCTCTTGCTCTTGTTGCGGGTTGGTATTGTAGTCGTGCCATAGTTAGTTATTAAAATTTTGAAAAATCAAATGGTGTGCTACTGCTACCAAGGTTTGTAAAATCAAAGGGTGAGGAACCACCAAAGTCTCCAATGTTATTAGCTCCTAAATTAAAGCCACCACCAAGATTTCCGCCGGGTACTTTGTTGAAAATATCTTGGAAATTTCCGATGCCACCCATAACCATCGTTGCCGCTTGACCTATTTCACCTACTATATTAACCGCTGCTTCCACACCTGTAGCTACACGTGGACCTTTGACTTTTGCTGGTTCTATGAATTCACGTTCTGGTGTTCTTGTTGGTTCAGGTGCATAAGGAAGTTTCTCAGGGAATAGATTAAGTTGTGCAAAAGCGTTAAGATCTGCTTGTTTTCTTTGTAAATCAATCTGTTGTAAGTTACGTATACTTTGACCAATAGCACTCTGCATATTAGCCGTAAGAACTCTATTATTAAATTCAGCTTCAGCTTTAGCTTCGTTAATACCAAGTTCAATCTTATCTAAATTAAGACCAACTTGATTCTCCCCTAAACTAGAATCAACAAATAGTTTAAGTAAATCTACTCCGGCTTTATCTCTAGCACCAGATAAACTTGAATCAAGAGCAACTAAATTACGAAAAGATTCAGCAGCAGTTGATTGTAGGGTTTTGTTACGTGATACTCCTGCTTGACCTAAAGCAGCTTTACCACTTTTTTGTAACCCTTCAACAAACTTAGCTTCTTTCTCAAAAGTATTTTGTGCAGTAAATTGATTTAAATTGGCTTGGATAGATTGACTATTTATCCTACGATTACTTTGAATGCCGTATAATTTATTACCTTGTTCTAACTTTTCAATACCACCTCTTTTTATTTCACCCATTAATTCAGCATGCATTGCTTCGCGTTGAAACGCTTGGCTTATAGCAAGATCTTGGATAACAGCTTCTTGATCAGCACGTGCACCTTGCTCAGCAAAATTAGTAAGTGCATTTGATTGATTATAAATATCAAGGCTTTTTTCGTAACCAGCTAAGTCTTGTGCATACTTAGCATCTTGTATGTTTTTACCATACTCCCAGTTTTTAACTTGAGTTTCGTAAGCATACTCACGTTCAGCAAGATACTGGTTGTGTTGTGCTCTTGCTACTTTTTTATTGTACTTATTTGTGTCTCTATCTTTTGCACGTGCTTCTTTGTTGTGGTCTTTACCAGAAAGCCATCTTCCAATTGCTCCAAATGGCATGGTTATCTTCTCCTATAGAATCGTGGTGAATAAATACCTTCCCATGTCATCGATACTAACGATACAGGGTAAGGAAAACTACTCGTTACTTTAAGTTCAAAATTAGTATTACGTTGATGGATTGGTATGGTAAATTGATGTTCTTGTGTTACAGGACCACTATCTGCTAGATACGTACCAGCATCAGTTACATATTCTACATTTTCCCACTCAGAAGAACCACCAGCTTTTACTTTAAATAAAACTGGACCTGTTCTACCAATAGAGAATGTAACTCTTGATATAGTTAATGTAGCTGTGTAATCAGCTGTAGTAGCATCTTTTTTATAATAAAATTTAGGCATAGTTACTTCGAAATCATAACCATAACCTACAACTATACCATCTGCATAATCTGTATAATCACCTTTTACTTCAAAGTAACGGTGACCTGTATTGATCTCAGTGCGTTCAATAGCAGCTAAATACAAGCCAGCATCAGCATCAACTACTGCGTCTGTGCCTTCATCGGCTTCGGGTATACTAAGAAGCATAATAGCTTCCTTCTGTTGTATTGGTGTGTAAGGTGTATAGATTTTAGTAATGTCGTTTGTATTATCATATACAACTTTTGCAATAGTAAGAGTATCTACAGTAACAGTAGCATTATCACCACCCCCACTAATAGTAACCACATCACCGGTTGTATATCCAGTACCTGCGGTATTAATAGCTACAGCAGTAACAACTCCACCACTTGTAGTAGTATCAACAGTCAATCCTGTCCCAGTTCCTCCAGTAGTTGCTACATTAGTAGCATCGGAATATCCTGTACCACCAACAATAGTATCGAGCGTAGAAGGTATCCCAGTGGGACTCACAGGGCGTGTAGCCATGTCTAGGCATGTATTACCATTAATGGTTGTATCACCTACTACAGAGTGTCCTGAAGGGATCTCATCAAGGATGATTTTACCTATTGTATATTCATCTTCATGCTGAGATATGATAATTACAGAATCATTAATAATTTTTGCAGATTGAATAGTACCTGGTAATTTCCATTTAGTCCATGCTTGAAATAAATCTTTTTCGCCATTATTATAAAACCTATAAAGGTATACATAAGATGTACTGGTATCAATTAATAGTATAGCGGAGTTTTGTGGACTAACGCTTAAATCATCTATAGTATCTGGAAGCCATTCGAGAACAACTTTACTAATATCAACAACAATAGGATTCTGTTCTACATCACGTAATTGTAAGCTAAACAGTTTGCTATAACCAGGTACTCTATTGACAAAGGCTGCTGTGACACCAACATCAACAGGAGATATGGTAGTTTCCATTTCATAATTAGATAGAGTTCTAATTACGGTTGTAGTAGGAGTTAATGTACTGGAATCTGTAGCTAACACTTGGAATTGCTGACGTGCACTGAACAACATTAAACCTTGTGGAGAAGGTAATACATCAGATAAAGTAACCGGTCTGATACTAGATACATTTAAATCAATCGGATCTGCATCAATCTGTGTTAAAGCTGATTTGACAAAAAAATTATAATTATCATTTGCTACTCCAAAGAATATGTTGTCTTGTGATAACAACCCAAATCTATTAGAATAGAAAAAAGTACTTGTAATGCTTTCACCAATAAAAGACGGTAAAGGACTGGTATCGTCATTACCTGCTTCACGTGCTGACCATGTAATAGGGTCAAATGTAAATGTCGTAGCACCTGTATTCACCAGTTCATGCGGCATAGTTGCTGCATCTAACCCAGGAGATACATCACGAGCAATTGTCTCTTCCCAATAACCTCTACCTCTATTAAGCGTAGTATCGTATGCAACAAATTCTACATGATAATCATCTTCAGAATTAGTTGTATTACTAACTGTTACATGATGACCACCAAAAGATTCTACGGGAAGTTTAGCAGCATTAGCTACTTCATCTTCAAACGCTTCTATAGAAGCATTATTCAAACCTCCTCTTGCATCTATTTCAAAAGCTACAGGAGTGCCAGCGACAGCACTATAATCAGTTACAACTGCATTAGTACCTGTACCACGTTTAATAACAATACTATCAGGATAACCTTCTAGATACCAAATACCATCAAAATCTGCATTACTTGCTGTGTGTTGTGCTTCAATAGTTTCTTTAATGCTATCAATAAGATGATGATTTGTATCTTCATCGCCAGCATCATATATCAACATGTCATCAAATGTTGTACTATTTTGAGCCGTTACTGTAGTTTCTATATCCTGAATAGTAACTGTATAAGTATAAGTTTCTACAAGTGTAACTAGTTTAAGTGTAGCAACAGTTTTAGGTGTAAAAGTACCGTTTGGCTGCATAGCAGCAGTGACAGTTTTATTGGTAATAATTGTAGTATCTTGAATACTACGGAAATGATAATCATTTTTAGTAGTACCAGTTAAATATGCATCAGCATTATTAGTAACTGTACACCATGTACCATCTAATGCTGTCCATACATAAATGTTATTATCTTTAATAGCACCAATGTATGAACCAGCAGCATCACGTTCCATAAAAAACCAGATCGCGTCATCTAATTCAGATTTAGTAAATGCAGTGCCATCAGCTTTATTTAATACACTTGTATGTTTCATACCTGGTCTTTTTAATAGACCGTAGGTAGGATCTGGGTAACCGTTGACACACTCAGTTACTTGTCCTAATAATTTTTTATCATCATTTTGTCTGGAGACACCACCAAGAAAATTTGGTATTGACTGAGTTACTGCTGGCATTAGCGTTGTAAAGTATGGAACGGTTGATAGCTTTGATAGAAATTACCACCTTTAGGACTACCAAAGAAAGTATAATCTCCTTGGTTACATTCGTATTCTAAAGCTGTAGATTTAGCAAAAGCTTCTTTTTGTATTAGAATTTGATATTGATTTGGATCACCAATAATCCTACTAGATACAATTGCAGCGGCTCGTGCAATAATAAAGGATTGGATGACAGTAGGGATACTAGACCAATCAAAATACCAAATGACATCTACATACAATTTGTCATCTTTCCAGACAAAAGAATGTGCAGTTTTATCATAAAGTTTACCTTCACGATTAATACTATCTCTATCTAAATTTTGTGAATAAGATTTATTTAAATCCATTTGAAGTATATTGTTAGCAATAACTACTTCATTGGATGAGTCTGGTGTAATAGGATAATCAGCTTCTTTATTAAAACTCCATCCTTCTGATTGTACTTCGCGTGACACTTCTCTCAAGGTATTGAGTGCAATCGCAACGTCCGGGTTGGTTTGTGTTTCAACTCTACTTGTAGAAACAGCTTTTGTTAAAGTCTGACTGGTAACAGTCTGAGAAATATTAACAGTGTAATCATATGTAACAGGATCTGTAGCTGGTGTTGCTTCTACACCTGCAACGGCAATAGATGTGCCAATAGTTACATTAGGTCCGCCGATATAAGAACCGACTGGAATATCAGCTGTAGTAGTAGTAAGAGTAGTACCGGTAATAGAACCAGTAAAAGTTGTAGATTTGTCAAGTACGAAAGTTACATCAGTTGTCAATGTAGTGACAGGAGCCTGACCAACTGACGCCAGGATCTGATTAACAGCTTGTAGCTCAGTATTGGAGCCAGTAGTAGGGGATGCCATAAATTGATAATGAGTATTATTCTCAATAAAGAATTAAAAAAAAGGAGCCTCCGAAGAGACTCCCAATATAAGATAAATTAGAATGCGGTAGGCTTGGTACCAGTACCAGCAAACAGTTCAACAGCAGCAGCTGGATTCAGGAAGTCAGCACCCATGGCCAGACGGCCAAGGATTACGTCACCCTGATAGATAACAGAAACGTCACCACTGGTCACTTGGACCTGAGGAGCAATCGCTTCAACACAACCAGCAGCTTCACGCTGGAAGATCAAACCACAGCTGTTAGCGAATTCGTCTTCTTCACCGTACTCGTTGTTGATACCAGTAACATCGTTAGCAGCATCTTCCATCGCAACGTCCACGAACGAACCGGTGTTACCAGGATCGGTAATACCAGGGTTAGTAGCAGAACCAGTACCGTACGTAGTACCGTACCGACCGAAGAAAGGAATATTCATGGACTTGTAGATCTTGATACCAGCGATCTCCACGATTCCTTCACCACTTTGTAGTGCGTTACCTGTGACATCGCGGTTAATCAGACCACTAGAACCAACAGCTTGGATCAATTCATAATATTGTCTAGGATTCAAGACCCCGACCCTGCCATCCTGACTGACACCCTTTTCGTCAAGGGCAGCAGCAGCATCATAGAATGCAGATACCAAGTTAGCGGCAACATAAGCATCAGATGCATTTGCAGTAGTACCTACACGAACCTGAGTACCACCGGGTTCTACATAGTTAGTAGCAGTGATAGGAGATGCAGCACGTGCACCACGAGTGATAGCACGGAAGATCAAACGATCATACTTTTCTGCAAGAGCATAGCCGATTTTACGGCTAATTTCTGAGCGCAGATCGTAATGAGCAAGAGTCTCATCAAGGTCATAAACGAAAGCTGAACTGATCAGCAAGTCGTCAACCGTGATGGTCTTCTCAGCTACAGGAGGAGCATTGTTGGTATCACCAAGGATGCTATTCCCAGGAGTATGGTACTCAGCTCCGGTACGACCTGTGTAGATAAATTGTAAAGATCGTCCGTTCTTAAGTGTACGCTTCATCACAAGATCGCGAGCGATCGTATTGCGTTGGAAGCCTTTGAACATCTCTCCACTGAAGAGTTTCAAATAAAGTTCGCGGGTACCACCCGTAAGGTTAGCCTGACCCAGCTGTGTAATCTGAGCGGGGTTAGTAGAAGATTGAAAAGCCATTTAAAATAATAAAAAATAAAGATATACTTGTCACCAAACGTTTGATGTTTAATTTGTGTTGTGGTCTATCCCACCGTCTAGACGGCAAAGGGTATCCTCGTAAGGGCCTGTGCCAATAGTGATGAGGGGAATTGCACCCCTCTTTAAGATCTATCTCACTCAGCCGATCACAGGTGCCACTAAGGCAACAGGTGTAGAGCTAGTTGATGCAAGGTCAAGGGGGAAGTTGTGTGCATTACGTTCATGCATTACTTCCATACCAAGACCAGCACGGTTCAAGATGTCAGCCCATGTATTAAGAACATGACCATCTGATGATTGAATTGATTGATTAAAATTAAAACCATTCAAGTTGAACGCCATCGTAGAGACACCAAGAGCGGTAAACCAAATGCCAACAACAGGCCAAGCGGCAAGGAAAAAGTGGAGACTACGGCTGTTGTTAAAGCTAGCGTACTGGAAAATAAGCCTACCAAAATAGCCGTGCGCTGCAACGATGTTGTACGTTTCCTCTTCTTGTCCAAATTTGTAACCATAGTTTTGACTAATGTTTTCGCTTGTTTCACGTACAAGTGACGATGTGACCAATGATCCGTGCATAGCTGAGAACAAGCTCCCACCAAATACACCAGCAACCCCGAGCATGTGGAAGGGGTGCATAAGTATGTTGTGCTCGGCTTGGAACACCAACATATAATTAAAAGTACCGGAAATGCCAAGAGGCATAGCGTCGGAAAAAGAACCTTGTCCAAACGGGTAAACAAGGAAGACAGCAGATGCAGCTGCCACGGGTGCGGAGTATGCAACAAAGATCCAAGGCCTCATTCCAAGTCGGTAAGAGAGTTCCCATTCCCTACCCATGTACGAATAGATACCGATAAGGAAGTGGAACACAACCAGTTGAAATGGTCCGCCGTTGTAGAGCCACTCATCCAGGGATGCGGCCTCCCAGATTGGGTAGAAGTGTAGACCGATTGCATTGGAGCTGGGGACGACTGCCCCTGAGATGATGTTGTTTCCATACATAAGAGAGCCAGCAACGGGCTCACGAATACCGTCAATGTCAACAGGTGGGGCTGCAATAAATGCAACGATGAAGCAGGTTGTAGCAGCGATTAGTGTTGGAACCATCAGGACTCCGAACCAACCAACGTACAGTCGGTTGTTAGTACTGGTTACCCAGTCACAGAAGTTGTTCCAAATATTCTTTTGTTGTCTTTGTAGCGAAATAGTAGCGGTCATTTAAATAATAGTTCATGTGTGTTTTGTTCTAGTAAGTAAGACCATTTTAAAGACTTGGCTGTCTAGAGCTAGGGAGGGAATTGCACCCTCCATTAAATCTATTTAGCTATTAAAAACTATATTTTACACCGACCTTTGTGCCGTAACCATTGTTGTCATCACCTGTGATAAAGGATACTTCACCGTATGCACCGAGGTTCTCACCCAATGGTACAGAACCACCAGCTTTACCAGACAGTTCTACTTCAGAGTCACCACCATCAGGGCTGACAATACTAGGACCACCTTGTAGATACCAATTAGATCCTTCGTAACCAACGTGGTTATCAATAACAGTACCTGAGTAATCAGTACCAGACCAGCCAGAGTTGGCTTCAACGTTTACATAAGGACCAGCAAGTACAGGGGAAGCAGCAAACAAAGCAGCGGGGAGGATAGCAAAAATTTTCATTGTAATTTAGTTAAAAAAGAATAAGTATGTTTTGTACGATTACCATGAACACCCCAGCCTAGCCAGTAGTATGCAGCATTCATATAATAAGGGATAGTTTGATGATTAGTTTGAAAAGCAAATAGATCTTTTCTAAACTTCATCTCCTTTATTAAGTAATCAGTTTGACATTTAAGACCACTAGGGTCTTCATTGCGTTTGGCACAATGGCTGCCAAGACCAATGTACCGCTCAATAGATGTCCATTGAATCAAACCATAACCACCCCTAAGGCATTGATCGTAAGGAACGATAGCACCACCTTCGCAGATGTTAGCTTTAAAGTTTGACTCTTGTTGGATGTTACCCATAATGACTGCCAGTGCTGTACGGTCTGTCACACCAGCAGAAGTCTGTAGTTGTTCTAGCACGTACTGCTGTGGTGCAGTACATTGTGGGCATTCAATCATTTTTTCTTAGCAGTTTTAGCAGCTCGTTTAAAGTTAGCAGCAGTGGGTGCACCTTTGCTTCCAGGCTTACGCATGCTTTCACCTGAGCCTTTTTTAATACGCATTTTCTTTGCGTGGATGTTAGCGTAGAGACCTTTCTTAGCCATTACTTTTTCGTACCTTTTTTTGTACCTTTCTTAGGTGGGCGACCTTTCTGTGATCCGTAAGTTCCTTTTCCTTGTGGCATTACCATACTCCAGGGATAATTTGACCAGTTAGTGCATACGCACCTAGCGCAGCAATCACACCTAGCATAGCTAGGCGACCGTTTAGTTTTTCTGCTTTGTCGTTGTGATTCACAGTGTAGTTTTCGTCAGTGTACATGGTGGGTTCTTTAGCAAAGAGGTTCTGCTGTCCGCGATCGTTGGTGGTAACAGTCATTAAAATTCAAGGTCAGAGTTTTCAAGTTTACGCATAACGTCAGAACGATATGCTGGATCAGTATCATAACGTTTGTCACTCATAGCTGCTACGAGTTCTGATTGGCTACGATATACATTATCAGCAGATGATGCTGAAGTGCGTCCAGTTAGTAGTTGACCTTCTTTACCAACAGCATCTGTATATTTACTATTCAATGCTTGGACAGCAAAGAAAATACTATTAGGATCACCTTTCGACATAACTGAATCGTACATCTGAATCTCTTCTTTACTAAGAGTTTCTCCAGCCCAATCTAGCATATTTTTATAAACTTGTTCTCCGCCAATCATTTCAAATAATTGAGTAGCTTGGTCTTCAGATAGTTTATCATCAGAAGATTCAGGTTCCTCTTCTTCTGCAGCTTCAGGCTCTTCTTCTACTACTTCTTCTGAACCTTGTTCTTCTTCACGCGGTTCACCTAGTTTCTTTTGCAATTCTAGGTAAGCTTGTTCAAGAGATTGTGTATCTTGAAACTTACCTGCTAGTAGCTGTTGTTGTTCCCCTTCGTTAGCCTCGGCAACAGCGAGAGACTCTTGCTCATCAGCATTAAGTTCAGGCTGATCAGCGGGTGTTTCATTAAATGTTAGTGTTTCGCTCATTGCATTGGTGGTTGTTGTTGTTGTTGTTGCATCATCATTTGTGCTTCAGCTTGCTCACGCTTTTGATCAACAGCAGCTAGTTGTGGCTCTTGTTGTTGAGCCATCATCTGTTGTTGTTGCTCCATAGCCTGTTGCTGCTCTTGCTGTCTTTCTTGCATACTCTTAACAAGATTCAATACATCAATACCAGATGCTGCTGCCAAACGTTTGACAACTTCTTCAGAATTAATATACTGTTGGATAGCTTCTGGTCCCATTGTTTGTGCAACAACAGAAAGAAATTGAGCAAGACTTTCTCTGTCTTGACCACGACCCAAAGCATTGATACCAGCAACAATAGTAGGTTTGACAATATCACCTTTAGGAAGGCGAGGAATCTCTCCTGTTTTTTGTGCAACGTTTAGTTTACGATTAAGATAAGGAACAAGAAACTCAACAGTTAGTAGGCTGAATAATCCTCCAAGTTGACGTTCCAGCTCCATTTGAGTCATTCTGACCTCTTCGGCTGTTGTGCGCTCAGACTGTCTTACATTAAGAATAAGGAATGCCTCACTTAAACGTTGAGTTAGCGTACCTACCATTTGATAAGCAGTCTGGAAGTCTGCCGTCTTGCCCACTTGAACTACACCAATATCGTCTGGACGACCAGAGATGATAGCACCATTGCCTGCCTTAGCAAGCGTTGATGGTTTGGTAGTACTGGAGGGTGAGACGGTAAACACTATCTTAGCAGCTGCTGCGCTGCCTTCAACCAGTGCTTGTGACAGAGCTTCAAGTGACTTTAAATCACCAATGAACTCTTCTACTCTACCACGACCGTAGACTTCTCCGTCTACGTGGTTGAAGCGTAACACAAGCCAGGGGTTTGCATCAAGGGGTGCCTTGCTAAAAGATTTAGGTAAAATTTCACCATATACTTCTTGATGCCATACCCAACGATTGTTATCACGAGTACAGTGTGTGTAAATATCACATTCATCATTATGTTGTGATGAATCTTCATTGGGTGTATTTGTTTGTGGCTCTTTATAATCTGGGTAAGCTTTTTTTAATAGTTTTTTTGATATTGTTTCTTTAGTTACAATTTCTATAACATTACCGTTGCCATCTCTATCTACTACGTATCTGTTTAAAGGATATAGTTTTAATATATCTTTATCCATAAAGATTAGAGCATTACCAGATACTACAAGATGCTTTAATGCTTGATGAACAACAACACGATCACTAGAGGCTGCAATAGACTCCATAATAGTGCGTTCAACCTTAGCAAATGACAAGTCAAGTTCTGATTTAACTTCTGGTCCTAATTCTCCCGGGATGTTAATATCATTTACCTGTAGCTTAAAGAAGCTGGTTTGTGGAGGTAGCAATGCAAGCATTAATTTACTTGCAAGCGTCACCACACCTTTTGCTCCAACTGATTGCCACGGTGTTGTTAAATTTAACGAGCCTTTAGTAAAAGACCCGTCTTCTCGGATAAGATAAGGTAGAGTTAGATCTGCTGCTTGTCTAGCAGTGTTTAAAAACTGGGAACGGTCTGAAGACAATCTATCATAACGTGATTTAGCTGTCATTAGACGTTAAGTACCTTTGATGTGTTTTTGTTTTTTGATTTGTTAGTGTCTGCTCCTGAAGAAACAGCACTATAAGCAGTTGGATTTACTTGTAATTTTCTTCGTCTAAATCCCTGTGTGCCTGCAGTTCTAGATGATTTAGATGATGACTTAATTTCTAGTGCACTTTGTAATCCTGATCTTGATAGGTTAGCTGCTTGTGTACGGCTACTAATTTCCATTTGTCTGAGTCTTTCAGCTTGTGCGGCTTCCCGCTGCCGTTGCATCTCTTCTTGTCTTGCGATTTCCCCTTGCCGTTGGCGGTTTTGGGCTGCAACATCTCGTTCGGTTTGCGCCCTTGCCTGAATTTGGTCGTAAAGACCGCCGCCGCCTGGTTGGTTTGCTTTACCTGGACTGAGCTTACTTAAGTTGGCGTTTAACCAATCAAAAATTTGTATATTTGTATGTCCGCTAGAAATAGCTGCGCCATAATCAGCACCACCAAAATATTTAGCACCAGATGCTGCGCTTGGAGCACCGGCACCGTAAGCGCCTGTTCCGATTGCCATTAGTTTTCTTCCATATATTTAATGATCCATTCAACGACACTACGTTGGCCTGCACGATACATGATGTATTCGTATGGATCAGCAGGACTAGGATTAAGTGGTGGAAATGATTCTTCTAATTGATGTATGAGTCCACGGGATTGCATCCCTAGAATTTCAAGCGTATTGGGGGAGGTTGACATTACTATGCTCAAAGAATGCTGGCATCCGTGCTGCTTTAGTTGCGGAAAGCTCAGGAGCCTTGCCTTCATACATTAAGCGATCACTAGAATCCAGCCAAAATTTTTTATCCAAATATTTATCGGTAGTATTAATACCTAGGGGTTGCATTACCCAATTGATAGTTGCCTTGCGGAGTTTATCAAGAC